AGGTGTAAGTGCTGCAGGTGCTGTAGCTGGCGTTGAAGTCAAAGTTACAGAGATACTAACAGGTGTAGCGGGTACAGGACAAGTCGGTTCTCTAGGCGCAGGAGTTGGTGCTGGCCTGACAGGCGTAGAAGCCACAGGACAAGTTGCAGAACTAGAAGTCGGTACAGGCACACTTGAAGTTGATGTAGTAGAGATATTAGCCAGCGTAGGTGCTACAACTTCTATAGGCACAGTAAAGCCAAATGTAACTGAAATATTCTCTACTAATCTGCTAACAGGTTCTATAGGAACGCTATCAACAACTGCAGTGCAGTTTGATTTTGAAGCAGTCAAGGATGCATACGACAGAAGTAGAACAGTATATGTTACAGGCTTCACAGAAAGTTCTAATGACCGCAGAGTGTACGTACAAAAAGAAACAAGAAAGATATATGTCGAAAGATTTTCTACTGCGGCAGAACGCAGGGTAAGAACATCAAAGGCAGCATAGGAGTATTAGATGTCATTTAGGTGGCCCGTAAAAGACCCAGATGAGACGCTAGACTACAGTGTGGACTGGTCTCGTTTTTTAGGCAGTAATACTATTAGCGCAATTGTTTGGTCTGTGCAAACGCCGGAGATTGGTAAGACCACTTTGGCTGCGGGGCAGACACTTACCACAGCTTCTAGCAGCGCAGTAACAGACAGCATTCAGAATGTGTCTCAGACAAACACATCTACTGTGGCTACAATTAATATTGCAGGTGGAGTATTAAATAGAGAATATACATTCACGTGTCGTATGACAGACAATACAGCTAGTGTAGCTGAACGCACCATTAAACTTGTGATAAGAGAGAAATAATGGCATACGATTATCTAGGACTTGTAAACGACATTAATAAAAGACTTAACGAAGTTGAGTTGACAACAACCAACTTTGCTAGTGTCACAGGATTTTATGCTCATGCAAAAGATGCAGTAAATGCTGCGATACGAGATATCAACCAGCACGAATATAACTGGCCCTTTAATCACGTTATGCAAGAAGATATACTTACATCAAACGTGACCCGCTATGCTTTTCCCCACGACACAAAATTAATCAACTTCAACACATTCCGAATAAAAGAAGATACTACACTAGGTAATCCTACTACTAAACTAGGGGTCATTACTTATGAAGAATATTTGGAAAAGTATGTAGACCAAGAATATAATTCTACCGGCAGACAGGGTGTGCCACAACTTGTAGCACACGGACCTGCGCTAGAGTATATCATAACACCAGAACCAGACGCTGCCTACACAGTAGTCTACGAGTATTATCGTATTCCTGTAGACTTAGAATTACACGACGATGTTCCAAATATACCTGAACGGTATCGTCATATTATTGTAGATGGTGCTATGCACTACGCTTACATGTTTAGGGGCAATACGCAGGACGCACTTGTTGCCAAAGAAAAGTTTGAAGAGGGCATTAAGAACATGCGTTCTACTCTTATCAACAGAACTTATTATGTTCGTTCTTCTATGATTGCTGCCAGCACAGGTGGTGGTCGCATGGGCTATGCGAGGTTGCCCATCTAATGGCAGACAATTGGCAGACGTATTCGTTTCTGTTTCAGGGTGGCTTAATTACAAACCTTGCTCCATATCAGCATGGTATTCAAGCCCCAGGTTCAGCACGTATTCTGCGCAACTTTGAGCCATCTGTATTTGGTGGTTATCGAAGGGTAGAAGGGTACACAAAGTTTGACATTGCTACCGTGCCAAACTCTGGCAATATTCGTGGCATAGTTAGATACGCAAATAGTGTATACGCAGCAAGAGGAAATGATTTATTCAAGTCTAGTGGTACTCTTATCACTGCTAAAGTAAATGGGGCTGTTACATCCTCTGCCACTTTAACTGTAGATACTAAAGCTGGTACTATAGCAACAGGTATGCAAGTTGTAGGTACGGGTATTACTGGCACTGTAACTGTTAACAGTATATCCTCCCAAGATACTAACACAGCTACAGTTGTTCTTTCTACAACAGTAACAATAGCAAACGATGTAGATGTAACTTTTTCAGTAGGTTGGACACAGGTTACAGACAATGGCACGTTTAGTAGTGCAGGTGTTACTCTAGGAGGAACGGGCAAAGTACGTTTTTTAAAATATGACTTTGATGGCACAGAAAAAATTCTTATTGTAGATGCCACGGGGAAACCTTTTAGGTTTGATGGCTCAACCTTTGCACAGCTATCTTCATTGCCTACATCCACATCTGGTGCCAGTTTTGTTGTAAACTTTAAGAACCACGTAATACTAGGCAATGGTAAAAAACTTATTTTTTCTGCGCCATATGAAGACGATGACTTTACCGTAGCCAACGGTGGTGGTGAAATAAATATTGGTGATACAATCACAGGTCTGATTGTTTTTCGTGAACAGCTTGTCATTTTTTCTGAAAGCAGTATCAACGTCCTAAATGGAAATAGTGTAGTAGACTTTACGCTACAGCCTGTCTCACGAGACTTGGGTTGCGTTGCCGAAGACACAGTACAAGAAATTGGTGGTGACATTCTTTTCTTGGGACCAGACGGACTACGCACATTTAGTGCAACAGATAAGATTGGTGACTTTAGTCTTGCTGTTGTATCTAAGCCCATACAGACTGAAATGATTGATTTGATTGGGTCTAGCCCAGATGGCTTTAACAGCACTGTCATTCGTGAAAAAAGTCAGTATAGAATATTTGGATTTAATAGTGGCTTTCAGGATACTGCGGCAAAGGCTGTTGCAGGAACACAGCTACAAGAAGGCTTACAGTGGAATGACCTAAGAGGCTTTAATGTCTTTAGTATATTCAGTGAGTACGACGGTTTTACAGAACGTATTTACTTTGGCAACTCTGACGGCTACATTTATCAGATGGAGCAAGGTAATACCCAAGACGGTGGACATATTTCTGCCACCTTTGCTACACCGTTTGTATCTTTACAAGACTCAGAAATTAGGAAGACTATATATAAGGGCAGTACCTACCTTGACGTTAACGGAACATTTGACTTAGAGTTCTCGTTAAAGTTTGACTTTGACCAACCGGCGGCTGTGCAACCTGATTCTGTTCTTAGCACGGACGCTGCAGCAACGACATTTTTTGGTTCAGGTATATATGGCACATCTATATTCGGCACTAAACAAAAAGCCATATACGAGGTGCAAACTGTGGGGTCAGGATTTACTGTGTCTATACTATATGAAACAACAGGCGAGGGAACAGACAATGTTTTTTCAATTGATGCTGCGACACTGGAATACGCCGTAAACGATAGGAGATAAATATGGGTACAGGTTATGTACGCAACGACACATCCAATAACAT